GTCGCGCTTGACTTGGGCGCGCGATTTGCGGCATGTGAGACGCATCCCAATAGGGAATCGACGCGCCCCGGCCAACCGGCGGCGCGTTTTGCTTTTCCGGCATTGCCCGGGAGGAACGCGACGATGGCGCTTCGCACCCTGGGCGGCAAGGTCAGGTCGTTCGATCTCCGCGTTGCCAAGCCTGCGCCCAAGCGGGCCGATGACGAGTTACAGACCTCGGAGCATCGCGCCTGGCGTGACCTGGTGTTGAGCCGGGCGGGCTATCGCTGCGAGCATGTCGATGCGGCGGGCAAGCGCTGCGAGCGCAGCCGCGCCAACGGCGACCGGATGTATGCCGACCACATCGTCGAGCGTGCGGACGGCGGCGCGCTGACTGACCCGGCCAACGGCCGCTGCCTCTGCAATTCGCACAACACCGGCAAAGGCATTGCCGCTCGCGCTGCCCGGCGGTGGGGGGGTTAATTGCCGCCCCAGCCGAGGGGGCGCCACCGCACGGGTCGTCACGCGTGAAAAAATCTCTGGCGGGCTGGATGGTTTGAATTCGGCTTTGATTTGGATGGAATTCAAACATGGCCGATGAAACCCCGGACAAGCCCAAGTCCCGCCGCGGTGGCGCGCGGGCCGGTGCTGGTCGCAAGAAGAAGGGGGCGGTCGTCAAGACGTCGCTCGGCGACATCGACGTCGCAGCGGCGATGAGTGCGCCGGTCCCGGCTGACATCACGATCGCAGCCCAGTCGCACTGGGGCGTTGCGCTCTCTGCCTTGGTGAAGCAGCTCATGCACGGGGCCAGCGACGCGTCGAAGGTGAACGCCGCGAACGAGATCCTCGATCGCGGTTACGGCAAGCCGGCCGTGGACATCGGCGGTGATCCGATCCTGCCGTTCGCGGCGCGGCCAGCGCCGGTCGACGACGTAAGCATGGTGTTGCGCACCGAAGCGCGGAAATACGCCAACCTGGCCATCGAGTCGCTGCGCCGCATCGCCGACGGCAGCGAGAGCGAGGCGGCTCGGGTGAGCGCATCAAAGTCGCTGATGCTGCGCGGTGTTGGCAGTGTGGCGCCGGCGAAGCTGCCGACCGAACTCAACGCGCAGCGCGCCATGGGCAAGAAGGAGGAGCTGCAGCGCGCGGCGACCGCCGCCGCCACCGGCCGCTACGCCGTGCCAGACGCGCCTGGAGTTCGACGCCTGAATGGCTGACTGGACGACGGCCTGCCTGGATTGGGAGGAGCGCATTGTTGCCGGCCGCTCGCTGCTGCCGGTCGGTGCGCTCTTTCCGGACCAGGCCGAAGCTGGCCTCGACGTCTTCCGTAATTTGCGCATCACGGACGTGCCAGGCCGCCCGACTTTTGGCGAGGCGAGCCGCCCCTGGGTGTTCGACCTGCCGACCGTGCTTTTCGGCGCCCTCGACGCGACGACTGGCCGCCGGCTGATCAGCGAATATTTCATGCTGGTCAGCAAGAAGAACGGCAAGTCGACCATTGCGCCGGGCATCATGCTAACCGCGCTGATCCGCAACTGGCGCGAAGAGGGCGAATTCTACATCATCGCGCCGACCAAGGAGCTGGCCGACAACTCCTTTGGTCCGGCCGAAACGATGGTGAAGGCCGACGAGGACCTCACCGCGCTGATCCACACCCAGTCGTCGCAGCGGACGCTGACGCATCGCAAGACCGGCGCCACGCTGCGTGTCGTTGCCGCCGACAGCCAGGCGGTGACCGGAAAGAAGACAATCGGCTTCCTGGTCGAGGAGTTGCACGAGTTTGGCGCTCGGTCCGATGCCGATGCGATGCTGCTCGAAATCCGCGGCGGCCTGGCTGCGCGGCCCGAAGGCTTCGAGATCAACATCTCGACCCAGTCGTCGAAACCGCCGCGCGGCGTCTTCAAGAAACGCCTTGAGGAATACCGCTCCATCCGCGACGGCGACATCGTCGCCCCGGATAAGCTGCCGCTGCTCTATGAGTTTCCAGCGGCGATGGTCAAATCCAAGGCCTACGAGCTGCCGGCCAACTGGTACGTCACCAACCCCAATCTCGGCCTTTCGGTCGATGTGCCGTTCCTGGAAAAGCGCCAAGCATCAGCTCGGCGTGACGGCAAAGCCGAGCTCGCCGACTTCTACGCCAAGCATCTCAACGTCGAAATCGGCCAGGCCCAGAGCTCTGACGGCTGGGCCGGCGCGGCGCTCTGGTCGAACGGGATCGTTCCGACGCTGACGCTCGACGAGCTGCTGCGGCGTAGCGAGGTGGTGACTGTCGGGATCGACGGCGGCGGGCTCGACGACCTCCTCGGCGTGGGGCTGATCGGACGCGAGAAGGGCAGCAAGCGTTGGCTGGGCTGGGGACACGCGCTGATATCGACAATCGGCCTCGATCGCCGCAAGGCCAACTGGGTGGATTACCTGCAGTTCAAGGCCGACGGCGATCTCGATGTGTTTCGCTTCGGAACCGGCGCAACGCAGGACGGCCAAGGCCAGCAGCTCGAATTCGAACGGCGTGAGGACGGAACTTTCGCGATGGAAGCCGATCTTCCCGCCGAGTTCCTCGCGGGAATGCTCGATGTCGACGCCCAAACCGATCTTGCGCCGGACGTCGCCTGGGTGGTTCGCCTGGTGGCCCGGATCCGCGATGCAGGGTTGCTGGCGCAGGTCGGCGTTGACGCGGCGGGCATCGGCGGCATTGTCGACGGATTGGCGACGATCGGTGTCACGCAGGACGAGGAAACGCTCGGCGCGGTGCGGCAAGGCATCGCGCTGATGGGGGCGTTCAAGACCCTCGAGCGCAAACTGGCGGACCGGACGTTCCGGCATGGCGGCCAGCGGCTCATGGCCTGGTGCGCGAGCAATGCCAAGGTCATCGCCACAGCGACTGCATCCCGCATTGCCCGGGACGAAGCGGGTTTCGGCAAAATCGATCCGCTAATGGCCCTGTTCAACGCGGCCGCGCTGATGGCCATGAACCCTGAGCCGACCGCCGGCGGTCCGTCCATCTATGAAACTCGCCCCATGCTGATGGTGTGACCTGTGAAAGCACGTGCCAAACAAGTGCAGGCGATCCTTGAAAGGGTCCCCTCCGAGGCGGCGTTCGAGCACGTCCGCGATCAGATTCGCGCCGGGGTGCGACTGAAACTCTCCGCTCACTACCTCGAGATGGTGGGAGTTGGTGCGCTCTCGGCTGAGGAAGCTCTCAGTCTCAGCCGCGCGAAATGGAGGTGGCTGCATCGCGGCCAAGAAGCCGTCGGGGCGTGCTTCCGGTCGATCGGTCGCTCGGTGCATGCGACGGTGGGCTTCGAAGAGATCCTGATGTTCGCGGCCGCTGCGCTCGTTGGCTGCGGACTGGCGCAGATCTGGTGGCCGGGCGCAACGATCGTTCCCGGTGTCTTCTTCGCCTACATCGTCTTATTCGGGGTGAAGCGGTGAGGGGCCTGAGTTCGGTCGTCCGATCGAGCGAGGCAGTCGCCACCAAAAGTCTCGCCGGCGTGCCCGCGCAGGGGATGTTGCCTGCGCTGGGCGGTATGCCGTCAGCCACTGGCCTCACTGTCAGCCAGGCCTCGGCGATGACAGTTTCGGCGGTCTGGGCGTGCGTGTTGCGCCGGTCCGAGGACGTGGCGCGCTGCGCTCCGCAACTGATGCCGTTGTCGACGACCGGCAGCATTCGCGGCCGACGCTCTGCCAGGAGCGCAGCGCCGATTGTCGATCATCCGGTAGCGAGCCTGTTCCTGCGGCCCAACCCGGTCCAGACCTGGTTCGAGTTCTGCGTGCAGATGGAGGCCGCCTATCTCCTCAAGCGCAATGCGTACGCTGCTATCCTGCGCAACTCGGCGGGGACGCCTCAGTCCCTGATTCCGATCAATCCGGATGCCGTCCAGGTCCTCGAGGCGGTCGACGGGCAAATATTCTACCAGGTCAACCGCATTGGCCTGTTCCAGATGTTCGCGCTGCGCAGCCTGCCTGTCGCCATCCCCGCCGAGGACGTCTTTCACCTGCGCGGCGTCAGCTTCAACATGCTGGTCGGGCTCTCGGCCATCGGCTCAGCGCGCGAGGCCATTGGCGTCGCCATGGGGCTTGAGCAGCAGAGCGCTCGCTGGATGGCTAACGGCGCCCGCCCGAGCGGTGTGCTGCAGACGCCCAAGACCATCTCGAACGAAGCGGCGGCCCGGCTCCGCGAGCAGTGGGATTCGTTTCGGGCGGGCATCCAGAACGTCGGTCGCACGGCAATCCTCGAGGAAGGACTCGAGTGGAAGGAGATGCAGCTGACGTCCGTGGACATGGAGTTCATGGCGCAGCGCAACCTGTCGATCGCCGAGATCGCGCGGTTCTTCGGCGTGCCGCTTTACAAGATCGCAGCTGCCGATCCGCCCCGCGGTATTCCGATCGGGCAGCTCGACCAGTCCTACGTCAACGACACCATCCTCCCCGATCTCGAGATGTGGGAGCAGAAGTTCAACCAGGTGTTCGGTCTCGACCTGGAGAAGGCGCCGCTAACGGCCGACTTCGATGAGCGGCGGCTGCTGCGCGCCGATGAGGCAACGCGCATCAACAACCAGCGGCTCAAGATCATGTCGGGTATCTCGACCCAGAACGAGTGCCGCGCCGAAAACGGCGATCCGCCCATGGACGGCGGCGACGTACTGCTTCGGCCGGTCAACCTTGCGTCGTCCGGCTCGGACATGACCGGCACGGCGCCCGATGGGGCAGGGCGGCCGACAGCCGGAACACTGCCTGCTCCTGGAGCAGCGAATGCGGAAAGCGAGGCGTCATGAATCGCAAATTTCTGACCGCGAGCACCGAGACCCTTGCCGAACAGCGGCAAGTACGGGTGATCTGTTCGACCGACGCCGTCGATCGCGCCGGCGAAGTGATCGTCCAGGCCGGGATCCAGCTCGGCGACTATCAGGCCAATCCGGTAGTGCTCTGGCAGCACGATCCGATGCAGCCGATCGCGCGGGCAATCGAAATCGGTGTCGTCGCCGGCAAGCTGCAGGCCACGGTGCAGTTCCCGGATGAGGGCGTCAGCGCCAAGGCCGATGAGGTCTACGGCCTGATCAAGGCCGGCGTCGTCAACTCGACGTCGGTCGGCTTCGAGCCGATCGATGCCGAGCCGATGAACGCCGCGCAGCCGCGCGGCCCGCAGCGCTATCTCAAGTGCGGGCTGATGGAGTTCAGCTTCGTTTCCGTCCCCGCCAATCCTGGCGCCGCGATTACCGCGCGCTCGAACAAGAGCGCCGACCCGGCCTGGAAGGTCGGGGCGTCGCGCAACCTGCCGCTCGATACCGAATCCGAGTGGGACGGCTCGGCCGCCGAGAAGAGCATCTTCGACAAAGCCGAGTTCGACGATGACGACCCGGACACCACTTTCGCCCGCAAGGGTTTCCTCGCCTACGACTCCGCCGGTGCCGATCTCAAGGGCGCCTACAAACTGCCCTTCGCCAAGGTCATCGACGGGCGCCTCACGGCGGTCGCGGCGGGCATTCGCGCCGCTGCCTCGCGCCTCGACCAGGCCGATCTCCCCGACGATGTGGCGACCAAGGCGCGCGCCGTCATCGATCACTATGAGGCTCGGATGAAGGACAAGGGTGCTGCGGGCATCGTCACGAAGGACGTGAAGCTTTTCAAGGCGAAGGACCTCTACGGGGTCGCCAGCCTGGCCTATGCCCTCGCGAACCTCGGCTACATCGAGGACAGCGCAACGTGGGAAGCCGAAATGGAAGGCGACGGCTCACAGGTGCCCGCCATGCTCGGCGCCGCCATGCAGCAGCTCGGAGCGGCGCTGGTTGCCATGACGCAGGAAGAGGTAGCCGAGTTGCTTGGCACCGAGACGGCCGAGGGCTCCGCTGCGGTTGCCAAGGGCCTGGTGACGAAGGACGCCGGGTCGATGGCGAAGGCCTACGCTGCTGCCCGATCGAAGGCCGGACGCAAGCTCTCGGCGGCATCGGCCGCCTGCATCAAGGATGCCCTCGACACCTGCGGCGAGGCCATCGGCCTCCACGGGCAGGGCGTCGACAAGCTCAAGGCGGCGCAGAAGGCCCTCGGCGATCTGCTCGACTCGGCGGACGGCACTGATGCCTCTCCCGGCGATGACGACGCCGGCGCCAAGGCGGCGCCGCTGAACCAGCGGCAGCGCCAATTCGAATTTCTGCGGCGACAGGCCGTCTAGTCCCTCACGGCGACAGGCCGTCCCACGCAACCCGGCGCCATTATCGGCGCATCATCCCAGGAACATCACATGAAGACGGTTGGCCAGCTTCTGGTCGAGCGCAACGCGCTCGTCGAGAAGCGCAAGGGCCTTTTGGCCCAGATCAAGGTCGTGGCGGACAAGGACGAAAAGTCCATGACCGAGCAGGACCGCACGGACTTTTCCGGCTTTCTCACCCAAGACGACAAGCTGCAGTCGGAAATCAAGGATGTCGACGCCGAGATCGAACGCAAGAAGGCGTACGATGCGCGGATGGCAGCCAGCGCCGTGCCGACGGCCGGGCAGGAGCCCGCGGTCAAGGCTGCGGCCGAGAACGACCCCTACATCAAGACTCCGTCGCTGATCATCGGCGGCGTGGTCAAGATGCTGGCGCGCGGTCACGGCGACACCTTCAGCGCCCGGCGCTACTCCGAAGAGCTCTATGGCGAGGCCCACCCGGTCACCAAGGCGCTGATCGTGTCGCAGGGCTCGGCCGGCGGCTTCATCATCCCACCCGACCAGATGACCGAAGTCATCGAACTGCTACGTGCCGAAACCGTGGTCCGCGCCGCCGGTCCGCGCAACATGCCGATGCCGCGCGGCACCATGACGCTGCCCGGGCAGGCATCGGCGGCAACGGCCGGCTATGGCGGCGAGGCAGCGCGCATTGCGCCCAGCCAGCCCTCGTTGCGCCAGATCGTTGCCAGCTACAAGAAGTTGACCGCGCTGGTGCCGGTGTCGAACGATATGATGCGCTATTCCGACCCGGCAACCGACGCCTTCGTCCGCGACGACCTGGTGCAGGTGGTGGGCCTGCGTGAGGACCTGGCGTTCCTGCTCGGCGACGGAACGCAGGACAGCCCGCGCGGCTACCTGTCTTTCGCCAACAGCTATGCTGCCGTTCAGGGCGGCAGCATCGGCGTGTTCCTGAACAGCGCCAACAGCACGCTCGCCGTCGGCGGCAACTTCATCACCTCGACCGCCAACTACACGCTGGCGACGGTGGCTGCGGAACTCGGCGGCGCCGTCAACAGGCTCGACACCGCCAACGTCAAGAATCGCAAGCGCGTTTGGTTCATGCATCCGCGCTCCAAGAACTATCTCTACAACGTCCAGAACTCGCTCGGCGTCTACGTCTACCGCGACGAGCTCAACCAGGGCACGCTGCTCGGCTATCCCTACAAGACCACCACCCAGATCCCCAACAACATCTGGGACGCGGCCGGCAGCAACAAGGACCTGAGCTTCGTCATCCTCGCCGAGATGACTGAAACCATCATCCTCGACTCCATGCAGATGGAACTCTTCGTGTCGCGCGAAGGCACCTACATCGATGCCAACTCGAACACGATTTCCGCCGTCCAGAACGACCAGACGCTGATCCGCGCCATCGAGGAGCATGACTTCCAGCTCCGCCATGATGAGGCGGTCGCGGTCATTCAGGGCGTCCGCTGGGCCCCGGCCATCAGCTAAGCGCGCCGCCTGGCGTTCGCGCCGGGCATCCATCCGCTTCCGCATCAGGAACATCCTGCAATGAGCACAATTGTCTACAAGCGCGATGTCGGGTCCCTTGGCTCGCTTGTGCGCCTTTCCCTCGCCGCTGCGGCAGTCGCCGCCTCCACCGGGGATTCGACCACCACCACCGGTCTCACCATCGATCGAGCTTCCGCTTTCGGCGCGAGCCTGCCGGACTCGGTCGTCATGGCAGTCGTCTGGGATGCAACGCTTGCCACTGGCAAGACGCTATCGGTAGGCACGGCCGTCCAGCATTCCGACGACGCGTCCAACTGGACCGACTACCAGACGGCGACCTATGCCGTCGTCGCCACCGGCTCGACTGCCGCCTCCGTCGTGGGCGGCCAGCTCGAGGTCGGGGTCAACCTGCGGGCCGCCAAGCGGTACGTCCGCTTCAACTCCGCTATCGATCTCTCCGCCACCCAGACCGACACCGCGGTGAGCCGCGCAGTCGGCTTCTTCGGCGGCTTCGATCGGCTGCCGCAGTGATGGCCGAGGCCATCATCGCCGAACGCATGGAGCGGGCTCGCGCCCGCTCCGTCCTCATCTGCACGCCGATCGCTCGCAATCCCGTCTGGCAATATACCGCCAGCGTCCTCGCCACGTCGCAGTTCCTGCAAGAGCAGGGGATCGAATGGGGCTTTGCCTTCACGGTCGGGGGCTCGGTGGTGCACCGCGCCCGCAACGAACTGGTGGCGCGCTTCCTGATGTCGCCGTTCAGCGACATGCTGTTCGTCGACGACGACATGGAGTGGTCGCCCAACAGCGTGCTGCGCCTGCTCGGCTCCGACAAGCCGCTCATCGGTGGTGTCGGCCGCATGCGCGTCGAGAAGCCCAATAGTGACCCGGCCGTCTGGTGCTGGCAGCTCCCGCGCGACGGCGAGCTCGTGCAGGACGATATGGGCGCCGTGAAGGTCGATGGCTTCGGCGCCGCCTTCATGCTGATCAACCGCAGCGTATTCCGTGACCTGGCAACAGCACATGCCGACTGGAAGCGACCCGGTCCCAAGGATTGGCCGCAGGCGCAGCGGGACAACTATTTCGAGTTCTTCGCCCAGGAAGCCAGCGAGAGCGGCGAGATGAGCGAGGACCTCGTCTTCTGCAAGCGTTGGCGCGAATTGGGCGGCGACGTCTGGGTCGACCCCGAAGTTCGGCTGGGCCACGTCGGCGCCTTCACCTACGCCGGCGCCGTCGCCGAGATCCTCACCGCTTCAACCTGATCGGAGTTTCCGATGGACATCCATCTCGCCCTGGCCGGCCTCATCGTCGATTCAGCCGCCAATCTGGCGGCTGCCGATGGCGTTCCGACCGCACCCATCCACATCTTCGCCGCCACCAACAATTTGATCCTCATGGCCGGGCAGCTGCGGGATACGCTGATGTCGCCTCCTTCGCTGCCGCTCGACATCGGCGACACGGTTGAAGTCGGCGCCGATCCCGCCAACCCGGCCACGGTGCTCGAGTTCCACGGCACGTACGTCACCGTCGAGATTGCTGGCGACCCCGATCCGGTAAGGAAGACGCTGCCCGCCTCAGCGGTAAGGGTTCCCGAGCCCGCGCCTGCGGCTGAATCCGATGATGGCGCGTCGACTGGCACGTCTGAGGAGGAAGCCGAGACCGAAACGGGCGACACCGCGAAGCCGGACGATCCGGCCCCTGGGGGTGCAGTGACGCCAGCGGCTGAAAGCGACGCCGGTGGGTCGGTGCAACCCGCGCCAGCGGTCACGACGCCGGAACCCGCGCCTGCCGTTGAACCCGGCGACGGCGGCGAGTCGACTGGTCCCTCTGGGGGCGGAGCCGGGACCGAGACTGCCGACACCGCGAAGCCGGACGATCCGGCCCCTGCTGGCAACGCGACGGCGGCGACCGAAGGCGGCACGGAGGCGGCGCCGGAGTTAGCAGTCGTGATGCCCGCTCCCGCGGTTGCGCCTGGTGAGGGCGGCGCGCCCACTGGCGCCGCTGCCGGGGGAGAAGCCGAAACGGCCGCCGCCGTCCCGGTCGCTGCAGAAAAAGCGGTGAAGTCCAAATGAAGGGCGTCAGGTTCAACCGGGCCATGTCGCCCTACAGCGCCGGCGACACGGCACTTCTGCCTGACGACGTCGCTGAGCGCCTCATCGCCGCCGGCGAGGCCGAAAAGTACCGCTTTCCCGCCAATCCGCACGGTGCCGAGCCGAGCCTTCCCCGGCAAACCTACATCACCAAGGGTGCCGCATCATGAGGCTGCTCAACCTGACGATCGGCGCCGCGGTCAGCGGCGTCGGCGACCGCCTGGCGCTGCTGGTCGCGCCGCGCAACCTGCTGGTGCAGGCCAATTTCGCCTACGGCAGCGGCGGCACGTCGGTCGACGCCTACCTGCAAACCAGCGTCGATGGCGGCCAGACCTGGACGGACATCGCCAATTTCCACCTGGCGACCGCGGCAGCACGCGCGCTGGTCAACCTCTCGGCGGCGACGCCTAAGACGACGCAAGTGACGCCGACCGATGGCGCGCTGGGCTCGAACACGGTCGTCGATGGCATTCTCGGGCCGCTCTACCAGGTGAAGTACGCCACCACCGGCACCTATGCCGGGACGACGAAGTTGACGATCGACGTCGCCTGCGACGAGGTGCTTTAGGTCATGGGTGGTACTGACCCGGCCGGCGATCGCCTCGGCGCCCTCGAGGCGTCATTCAAGCCAGCAGCACCGATCATCATGGTCGACCCGGCCGGCGCCCGCCTTGGCGCCCTGGAACAGGTCATGCCGACGACGGGCGCAGGGCTGATGACCGATCCTTTCGGCGCTCGCCTGGCGTTGCTCGAACGCGCTGGTTCGCTGCTGGGACCGATTGCCTGGACGTCCGGAATCCCGAACGAGTACGGCACGCCGGGCAGCGCGGGCAGTCTCGGGGCGGCCAACAAGCAGGTCGGCTCGACCACCCACTTCTGCTTTTACGAAGACCTCGCCGACGGCAGCTTCGAGGTCGACTTCTGGAACGGCAGTGCCCACGCCGGCAACGGGGAGTGGTCGGCCGGCGCCTCCGCCAGCGGCAAGTGCTCGGTGCTCTGGATCGACCAGAACAAGGTCCAGCATATTACCCAGCTGGTCGCTGCCGACCTGCTCTCCACAACGGCGGTCGCTGCCGATGGCCAGTTGCTGCGCTTCTTCGGGCCGTCGATCCGGGGGCTCGTTGGCAGCCATGCACTGGTGAAGTTCTGGGGCAGCTTCGGCAATGGTGGCTACTACAGCCACGCAAAAGCCGACTATGCGAACGGGGAGGAACTGGTCTACGGCGCGACGGTCACCGATCACACCGGCGATTTTGGGTCCTACGGCAACACGTCGACCGCTTTCGGCGACCACTATGGCCCGGTCTTCATCGGCGGCAACGTCAAGCGCGCCACGTTCATCCCGGATAGCGACAGCCGCGACGCAGGCGTCCTGACCACCCTCGTCTGTGACGTCCCAAACAAGCTTTCTGGCGGCCACGGCACCATCAACCGCCTGCTGATCCCGTGGATGGCCGGCATGGACATTTCGGTCCCCGGGTCGACGGCGCAGGAAATGGCCGACCCGACCAAGACGCCGATGCGGGACTGGCTGATCAACAACCGATCCGGTCCCAAGGCGACTCGGATTGCCGCGCTCGGCGTCAACGACACGATCGCCAGTGGCCGCTCTGCGGCGCTGGTCATCGCGGACGAGGCAACGCGCCAGGCGCGCCTTCGGCTGAAATCGATCCCCGCGACGGTGAGTCCGGTCGTCACGGATGCCACTCACAATACCGTCTACAGCCCCTCGAACGACCCCAACCGTATCGCTTTGAACGCCGCGCGGCGCGCAGTCGCAGGCGTCATTGATCCAGCCTCGGTGCTGGAAAGCAGCGGCACACCCGGTACGGTCAACACGTTGGCCGACATGGCAGACGGCTTCCACCAGAACGCGACGGGCAATGAAGACGTCCGGAGCGGGCTCGCGGGCTATGATGTCGCCGGCAATTTCGGAGCCCCCGGAACAGTCAATTTTGGGTTCCAGTATGCCAGCGGGGCGTCCTACCAGTCGCTTGCCCTCGCCGATAGTTGGTCGGCGAGCGACGGGGTTTGGACACCGAACAACGTCTATTCGCCCGAGCACAAGCTCACCGCCGGCACGCTCGTCGAGGCCGCTACTACTGCCAATCATCAGGTATTCAAACAGCCCACGCTGGGGCTCGGCGCCGGCGCCCACACCCTTACCGCCTTCGCCAAGCGCGGCGCGGGGGCGAGGAACCTGCGGCTTGAAACCTACAAATCCGACTTCAGCGTCAACGGTATCGTATCGTTCGATCTGGGCGCCGGCGCCGTACTCTTCACGACGGGCACGAACGCCTTGTTCACTGCGCTGTCGGGTGCCGTCACGACGTTCGACGACTTCTTCAAGCTGGTGGTGAGTTTCACCCTCTCGGGCACCCTGACCAACCCCTATGTCATCCTCGACATGGCGGACGGAAGCGGCGTCAACGGCTATGCCGGCGACGGCGCTTCGAGCGTCATCGTCTGGGGCGTCGATCTGAGGTAGCCATGCTGCAGATTGTCACCACCGTGCTGGTCGCGGCGAGCGACTACGACCTGGTCACCCTCGACGACGTGAAGGCCGAGCTCTCGGTCACAGGGGTCGATTCCGATGCCCAGCTCGGCCGCTACATCAGCGCGGCGTCGGCCGCGGCCGCCCAATACTGCAATCGGGTATTCGTGCGCGAGACCGTCAAGGACGTCATCGATATCGAGCAGGATCCCTATCGCTGGCAGGTGCCAGGGGGCTCCGACGCCCTCAACCTGTCGCGTTACCCCGTCGCCAACGTGATATCGATCCTTGTCGGGCAGAACGCCGCGCCCCTGGTCGCCGACCAGGGCTATCGGCTCAACGCCGGCACCGGTCAGCTTTTCCGACTCAATGCCTACGATGGCGCAGTTTGTCGTTGGGATGCCCTGCCGGTCGTCGCGACTTATGAGGGCGGCTTTGCCGACATCCCGTGGGACGTGCAGGATGCGGTGACACGCATGATCCGCGCCAGGTGGTTTGCCCGCGGCCGAGACCCCTACACGCGCTCGGAGAGTGTGCCGGGCGTCGGCGACGTTAGCTACTGGGTACCGACCGGCGCCGATGCCGGCAATCTGACCCCCGACGTCGCCGACCTGCTCGACAACTACCGCGTTCCGGTGGTCGCCTGATGGGTCGCTGGCGCGCGCTCACCGATGGGCGGCTCGCGGACGACGGCTCGGACATCGTGCTGCGGCGGGTGCGTGGCACGGCGCCGACTCTGACGAACTACGACGTCACGGTGCGGGCCGCGGTGCGCAGCTATCGGCCGGAGGAGATCGTCGGGGGCGTCTCGGCGACCGATAGCCAGGTGATCATCAGCCCGACGCAGATTGCGGTAGCAGGCTGGCCTGGTGACGGGGAGACGGGCCCCCCAGATCCAGCGCTGCCACGCATCAACGACAAGGTCGTGATAGCCGGCCGGGCCCGCAACATCGCTGCCGTTCGGCCATTCTACGTCGGCGACGAGCTGGTCAGGATCGAACTACAGGTGTCGGGCTGATGCTGTCGATCAAGGTCGAGCCGCTCGCGCGCGATATCGAGCTGCTGATCGCGCAAGACCTGTCACCCGAGGCGCAGAGCGCGACCCTGGCGGCGTTCGCGCGACAGACGTTGACGGAGGTCGATTCGGCGAACGCGGCCGCACTGGGCCATACAGCGCCGCATGACACCTTCGTGGACGGTCGGGAAGGCGCGTCCGAGGATACGGTCAGGCCAGCCGGCCGGATCGTCTACGAGTTCCAGCTAGTCGAGGAGACGCTGGCGTGGATCGGCGAGCAGCTGGTGCTGCATTCGCCGCGGCGAAGCGGTCGCTACGCCGCCTCGCACATCCTGCTCGCCGATGGCGTCGAGATCGATCCGGCGGCGGGCATCCCGATGGCGTCGGAATACGTGTTTTCGTCGCTCGTGCCCTATGCCCGCAAGATCGAGGGCGACGACAACCGGGCCCCTGAATCCGAGCAGGCCCCGGACGGCGTCTATGAGGTGGTGGCGGCGCTCGCCAACCGGCAGTTCGGCAACGTCGCCCGCATCCGATTCAGCTGGCGGCCGCTGCAGAATGCCGGCGCGCTGACCGAGTGGGCCAATTCCGCGAGCGCCAGGCTGCTGGCCGGGCTTCGGCGCGGCAGTGCTGCTGCCAGGCATGACTGGCTGACCCGGCAGCCGGCGATCATCGTCACGGTGAGGTGAGAGAATGCGTCATGCTTATCTGCGGCTTGCCCCTGAGCTTCTCGGCGACGCTGAGGTCTTCGCGGCGCTGAAAGGCGCCGGCGTCAAGGTGGTCGCTTCAGGTCGAAGCAACCCGTTTTCGGACGATCTGCGGCTGTGGATCGCCTCCGACCTCTTGCCGGAGCAATGCGATCGCGAGCTCATCGACGTCGATGCTACCTTCGTCAGGGAGGAAAGCGCCGAGGGTACCCATTGTGGCCTCGCGGGGTTTGTCGCGCGTGGCGTGGCACAGGAATCACCCGATGTACGGGTAGCCGCGCTGCACCTTGGACCGAGCGACATCCTGGTCGTCGGCTTCAACGGGGGCCCTCTGACGCGGGAAGCTACCGCCCGTCTCAAAGAGCAAGTTCGGAGCGTCGCTGGCGACCGCAAGGTGCTCGTTCACGACGGGCGTCTTGAGCTGGCAGTGCTTCGCTCCGAGAGCGCCTGATGGCCTCGGTTGCCGTTATGGATGCCGTGGACGCGCGCATCGCAAGCCTGTGGACGGCGACGCCGTACTTTGGACTCAACGAAGAGGGCGAGGCGCCGGCCGATCTCAGCGCCTTCCTCGAGGTGCAGTATCCGCTGGCCAATGCGCAGCAGATGTCGATCGGCTCGCCCGGAGCCCAAGTCTTTCGCGAAGAGGGCGGTATCCGCTTCGTGCTGAGCATTCCGCGCGGCGTCGGCACACGCGACTGGCAGCTTAAGCTCGAGGTGCTGACCGACGGCTTCCGGGCCAAGAAGTTCGACGGCGTCAACACCTGGGCGCCGACCTCGCCCGTCCTCGATGACGGCAACGCTCGCGCCGGTTATTGGCGGCTGACGGCCGTGGTGCCGTACTATTTCGACATGCTGGGCTGACAGCCCGCTTCCCCAACAGATCAGGCCTTTTCCGGGAGCCTCCCATGGTTGACCTCCAGTCAACGAACCGCGTCAAGCTGAGCAAGGTGCGCGAGAGCACCTTCGGCGTCACGCCGGCGAGTCCGGCGTTCAAGACCCGCCGCGCCACCTCGCACGGGCTCGGCATCAACCCGCAGACGGTGACCTCGAATGAGATCCGCGCCGATCGCCAGGTGCCGGACCTGATCTTGGTCGCCTTCCAGTCGGGCGGCACTTCGGGCGGTGAGGCGTCGTTCCACGTCATGGACGACGACCTCGAGGAAGCAGTGCAGGGCACCTGGTCGGCGACCCCGAGCCGAGACAACGCCGGCACCGCCGATTCCGTCATCACACAGGTGACGGCGGCCTCGCACACTTTTACGCACCTGACCGGCGTCGCATTTGTCGCGGGCCAGCTAGTGCTGTGCTCGGGCTTTGGTCAGGCCGCCAACAACGGCGTCTTCAAGTGCACCACCGGTGGCACGACTACCTCGATCTATGCCGGCGCAACGCTCGCCGACGAGGCTGCCCCGGCGGCGAACGCCCGGATGAAGGTGGTGGGGTTCCAGGGTGCCAGTGGCGACCTTGCGATCTCTGGCTCGACTTTGACGTCGAGCACGCTCGATTTCACCACGTTGGGCCTCGTTCCCGGCATGTGGATCAAGCTCGCGGGCTTTGCCACGACTGCCGACAACGAATTCGTGCGCATCGCCTCGATCGCTGCGCACACGCTGACCTTCGACCGCACGCCGGCGAACTGGATGAACGACGCAGGCACCAGTGTGGTGATCTCGGCTTATGGCGGCGACTTCCTGGTCAATGGCTCGACCAAGCGCTCCAACACCTTCGAGCGGCAGTATCTCGACCAGAGCCCGGTTGGCTACGAACTGCTGACCGGGCAGACGCTCGACAAACTGAGCCTCACCATCCCGATCGCCAATATCGTGACGTTCAGCGAGGATTGGCTGGGCGCGGGCGGCACCATTGCCAATTCGCGCGTCGCCGGCGCGACCGACATCGCGGCGCCGACCAACGACGTGCTCAATTCCTCGACCGACATCGGCCGCATTGGCTTCAGCGGTGCCAACGTCATCGGTCCCAATTTCGTGCAGCAGGCGACGCTCGACATTGCCAACAACCTGCGGCGCCAGCAGGCGGTCGGTCATGTCGAGGCGGTTGGCATCGGCAATGGCGAGTTCACCGTCACCGGCACGCTCACCACCTACTTCGGTGACAAGACCGGGCTCGACAAGTTGATCGCCAACACGCTGACCTCGTTCGACTGCCGGATTGGCGGCGCCGACGTCAACAGCCCCTGCTACGTGCTCGACCT